GCAATAACAACCGCAAAATTATTATATAACCAAGAAACAAAATGATATAAAATCAACAACGGTAGTCCGATTATCTGAATAACTTGGAAAATTATCGCAAACAGAAAATAAATGAAATCGAAGTTTCTAAATCCTTCATTAACAGGGAATTTGTTAACCGAATCCGCACACTCGTTGCTATCAATTTCTTTGATTCCTATAAATTTACCTCTACCACCACTTTTATATTGGTCAATCAAACCTGATACTGTATAAACTCTGTTAAAATCGAACTGATAGAAAGTATCCTGACAATCAATCATCTCATTCAATTTTTTTATTCTTTGAGTTGAATTGAATCCTTTGGTGTAACCCGACCAATCTAGTCCAAAATAATACGAACTTGCCAATTGATTATTTCCTCCTGTAAGGTTAGGGTCTGAGTTTGGATTAACCCAACCATATTCTCTTACGTTTGGAACCAAATAATATGGTCTTCTTGTTTGTTCAGACAATTCATTAGACTGTTGCCATTTTATCTTGAACCTATATTTCGCCTTTGTTGGAATACCAATTGTCGGGTCATTTGATAAAACTCTTTCTCCAAATTCATTTGTGACAATATAATCCAAGTTCATTGGGAGTTCTGACAACCATGAACCGTTACCATCAATTACATTTCCGTTTTGTTCTAACTTATATTCCTCCAAGATTGGATTACCATCAGAGTCTATTTGTATGGTTTGTCTGATAGCCAAGATTTGGCCAGGACCAGCTTGTAACTGACATAGATTTCCAAAATTATCTCTAACTTTTCCATCCTCTCCATCTCTACCACCTTTGACTCTAAAAGTATCAGGTGTAGAATAAATTGAACCCATGAAAACTGAGGTCGGCTGAATATCTACGTTTGCGTCATCTCTTAAATCAAAATCTAATCTGTTGATGGCTATTTGACAAATTGCAGGTTCTCCCCAAAGAGGTGATATTTCAATTTGTTTATTAATTGAAATAATTTGTGGTAGGGAATTCAAGTCTGTCGATGTCTTGAAAGTATCACCGGCAACTTGAGCTTCCGTTGCTAAACCAATTCTAATTAAATCTTGTGGCGTCAAAGAAAACTCTCCGATATCTGATAGGTCCACATCCATTAAGATATTTTGAATACCTAATGGAACACCCATAATCATGTAATCACCACTCTCATTTGTCTTTGCAGTAAACTTGTAATATTTGTCGTAGATGTCTACAACAGTTGTCGCAGTCAAAGCGTCTATTCTTGAAGGTAATGTTCCTGTTGCCGCATGTTTGGAATATGATTTCTCATATGGAAGAAGATTGTATCTATAACCATCTTCATTTCTATCATTAACTGACTTATAAGGGTAAATTGAAGTAATGATTGGATTGGATTGGTCCACAACTTCAATTGGAATAAAGACCGCCACCCTTGCATTAGGAACACCTAAACCATTGTTTGCGGTAACTCTTCCAACAAGAACACCATAATCAGAGCAAGCTCTGACATAAATGTCCTCCTGTTGTAACTTGAGAGACAAAATCTCGAGAAATTCGAACTCTTGGTCTATTTGAACGTTTATCGTCTTGTTAACACCGAGTTCGGTCCTAATCCTATACGATTGACCCATTGAGATGTTTAGTTATAAATAGTTAATGTGAATTTTTTTGGGAACACACATTTAAATTATAACTCAATAATGAAATAAATAAACTTGTTAAGAGAATGTAACTGTTTGGAAATTCTTAACTGATACTCTAATGTCTTTATTTGGGTATCTGATTTGATACACCTGATTTGGTTGAGCGAAAATAGTGTCGTCAACTGGTCCAATAGCCTTTGTTTCAGCGTTTGAATATTCCATAGATGTTTCAGCGGATGAGTATTGTCCTCCAACCTCATTGAATACATCAACACTTGTAACTGTCAATACTCCATTAGAATCTTGTATGATACTCTTAAGTTCTGATAGATACACATTCTGACCAAGTTGTCTTGTTTGGGGATTGAAGTAGGATGAAACTTTATCAATTACATCTGATATAACCTGACCTGAATTCTGAGCAGAATCTAAAACAATGGAGACATCAACACTCAAGTCTATAACTTCAGCACTTAATATTGAAATATAATCGTTCATCATTCTATAGTTAGAAAGATAATTTGCAATATTTTGTCTCAAAGTGTTAGAAACAATACTTGTAAGTTTTCCTGAAGTATCATAAGATAATATTTGAATCAAAATTTTATTATCATTTTCTGTGATTGATACTTTTGCAGGTGCTCCGTATTGTGATGGCATATTTCTCAAGATTGATTCATAATCTTGAACGGTAACAGCTCTTTTTTGTGCTGCGAAGTTGAATGATACATAATTTCTAATCTCTTCAAGTGAAGGAACGCCAGCCCCGCCAATTGCAGCAGTAACGTTGTTACATCTTAATGAGTTAACAACAGCTGAGTTGGTTGACTCCGAGGGACCATTAACAAAGAAGTTTACGGTTCCTACTTGATTGATAATATTAGTCCCTAAATTAGTTGCCAAACCACCTCCAACTCTATATTGAACAAACAATGTTGAGTTTGGTGTTAATGCTGAACCTAAAGATAAATTGTTTGAATATTTTTGAAGGTCCAATGTTGCACCAACTGTAGTGAATTGGTCTAAGGCATCTTGAGCGGTGTTTGTTCCACCACCAAAAGTCATTTTTTTGAATCCTTCAGGTGTAAATTCTGTGATGAATCTGTTTTGTGTCTGAATATATCTACCAACTTTAATACCAGGTTGGTCGGAAACTTTAGTTGGGTCTTCGATGAATACTCTGTCTTCTGCTAAAGCGTCAACTTCATACCATCTATTTTCTATTCCAATAAATTCAGCAGTAGTTGGAATATTAGTATATTGTGTTCCGTTCTTTAGAAGAACACTTGTTATACCTAAAACATTTTTCTCAGGTAAAAACAATTCAAAGAATGGCTTAACATCGTTAGGTGTGATAACTCTCTTGAATACTTTGGTAATACCGTTAACAACAACTTCTCTTTTAGTTATTGTATAATTTACAAGAACACCGTTAGCGTTGAAGTTAGGTATTTTTAATCTATTAGGAAAACCTTCTGAATTATATGGCGATGTAAAATCAATGTCGTTTACGTTTTCAAAAACAATACCCGCACCAACAACTTGTGAACCTCTTAACAAAGTTCCTAAGTATCTTTCATCTTCTTTATCACCAAAAGCTGGAACTGTTATTGAAAAATCTACTAAAGCAACTGATGGTCTTTGGCCTGGTATCTTTAAACCATATGTTCTGGCAATGTTATAAATTGAAGATTTTTGTTGTGCATATTGAAGAACAGTTTCCTGTATACTTCTATCAATTTGATAATTTAAATTATCTGAAATAGCGGCGTTTAAGTCTAAGAATACTGAGAATACAGATGCATCGTTAAAATCTTGAATTAATTCAGGATAATACGTTCTAACATAATTGATAAGTTCAGCTCTTACACCTTGATAATCTCTTGTAGTATATGATATTTTACGATTTGCCATCTATCTTAAATATTGATAATTATAAAATCACTCTCACTAAATGTTTGTGAGTTTGTTGCGTAATCTATTTTAATTTTTGCAGTGTAGTCTGCAGTCCCTTTACCAGGTAATCTATAAATGTCATACATTTTAGCATCGCCAACACTTGTTGTATTTGCTTGAGTGTCTGTTTCATTTGCAACATCCGCAGGTTCGATAGTTATTTTATTAACTAACAAGTTTGGCATGTATCTTTGAATTGAATCTCTGATGTCCGCTTCAATCGCACTGAATGTTAATCCATCAAAAGGTTCAAAGACATATTCGTAAAGTCTTGTCCCAAAATCAGGGAGATAATATCTTGAACCTTTCCTTGTCAATAATAGATGAATTAAATCCGCTCTAACCTCTTGTCTTTGAAACTCGGTTAGTTGTAAATAATCACCTCGTGTTGAATCCTGAAATGGGAAATTTATACCATATGTAACTCCATCTGCCATATGAGATAAATATACTTGGATTATTTTTTTCTTAAATAGATATTTCCTTTTTGAGCCTTAGGTTCAAACGGACAATGCCTGCACCCATTCCCACAACAATATCCTCTCTCTACATGATATTCCTCAGTGAATACCGTTCTACCATTTTCTTCATAAAAATGAGAAGGGAGAAGTTTTGGCTTCTCCCTTTTTATATTTTGTGATTCCATTTTATACTAATGTAATTTCACATGCTCCTCCAGCACAAGCTGCTTCACCTCTCAAATCAGTATCATCATCCATTTCAATAATTTTAGATAAATCAACATCTTTAAGTGTTTCCATTAATTCTTCATACTTTTCTTTGGTGCAGTCTTCGAATGGTGCTTGAATATACGTTCCTCCGTCATAAGGAAGAACTGACAATCCATTATATGCTTCTTTGTTATCCCACATCCACTCACCAACTGCTGGCCACTCATGTTCTCTGATTGAGATAGTTGCCGATACGTTGTGAGCGTTGTTTCCATTTCTATGTCCTGGTTTAATCCACTCTTGTTGAACTTTCTTCACTCTCTCCAATAATTGAATTGGTGATTCGTTTCTTAAGATTGACCCCTCAGGTGCTTTTTGTGGAATTCCAATAACCGCTGTGTCGTGTGGTCTAAAGTATTCATCTTCAACTAATTCAGGATGATTGGTCTTCAAGTGTGAATAAATCGCTTCATTCTTACCAACTCTAACTCTTCTGATATAATAATCATTGTGCCAAGCATGAATACCTGAAGATGTTCCTAATGTTAAAGATGTTGTTCCCGCAGGTTTAACAGTTGTTGTTCTTGCCGAAGGATTAATTTTTATTAACTCAGCAACTCTTTTGTTTTCTTCTTTAACTACCTTAGCTGCAGATTTCATATTCAAACCTAACACCGCACCTGAACCGATACCTGTCATTGAAATTCCAATCAACGCATCTTTTTCAGTTGTTCTTTGCCAAATTGGTCTTA